CATGTTTGACTTGTCATGCTCGTATCTTTGTGCGAATTCTTCTCTCAACTCAGCGCCTACAACTTCTTTGTTTTCTTTAATTTTCGAATCCCAAGCCTCTTGGATGCCTTTTTGAACATCTTCCGAGATTGCTCCAGACTCTACTAATTTTGATATTGCGTCTATCATGTTATTTCAGGTCCTTTATTATGTTTGTTAGTGCCTCTTTCAGGAACTTTTGTGCTTTAGGGTCATTTCTAACTTCAGCCGCCAAACCCTTTGCCATATTACCACCCTTTGTATTCATAAGGTGTTCGTATATTGGCGTAGGATAAGCACCCGGTGCCGAAGGTTGGGCTACAACATCTACTGTGATGATCTCGAAGTCTGAAACTTCACCGCTTCCGTATTCGTTCATGTTACCAGAACCTCTACTTGAAACGCCTAGTTTCACACCTGATTCCAACATAGTCTTGACAAGTTGGCCCATTGGTGTTGGTAAAATTTTCATCTTACCGTATCCATTTGGTCCGTCCATCCACATTTCTGTAATCATGTGAGACACACGGTCCAAATTAATCTTTAAATCATCAGGGTGATCCACTTCACCTAACACAGAGTATCCTGAACTAATCTGATCGTTTAGTGTTTTAGTCGCTTTTGCGATTTCTTGCACTGGGTAAACTCTCTGATTAGCATTCTTAATCCCACCTTGAATACAGATGCCCTTCATGTACAAATCCTTACCTTCATTCTCGTGTAAGATCTGTAATCTGGCTTCGTTAAAAGTTAGATTCTCTCTTAGGTATAGTGATGTCATCCGATAACTCCCGTTAAATCAAAAATTACTTGCTAGAAGTAATAGGTGATTTTGCAGATTTGTCTGAACCATCAGCAGTGTTAGCCGAAACTTGCTTCTTGTAAGAAGTAGATTTTGCTTTTCCGCCTGTGTTCTCGAAATCACTCATCTTCTGTGCCGTTGGAGCCGGTCTTCCTTTTTCGTCTGCTCCGCCTTGTGCTATACCTTTAGCACTTGCTGTATTCATCGGCTTGTTAGATGTTTCTATTGGTGATTTTCCTGCATCTGATCCGTCAGCATGGTTGGCTGTCACTGGATTTTTGTACTCTTTCATGTCTTTCTTATCCATTTTCTTGCCGGCCATCATTTTGCCTTCGAATTCAACTTCTGGAGTTAACTCTGGTGCAACTTCTAAAGACTCATCTTCTTTGTCTTCCATGTCGTCTTTTTTGTCGCCCATCATTGCTTCGAATTCTGCTTTTAGTTCATCTAAAGCGTCTTCCAAGTCAACTACTCTGTCTTCAACATCGCCTTCTGCGTCTTTTTCAGCGTCCATGTCTTTGTCCATGTCCATATCCATTTCTGGTTTGTCCATTCCGTCCATTTCGCCTTCTTCTTCGCTAGAGATGTCTTTAACCAATTCGTCAGTTGCGTCGCCGCCTACTTCTTCAATTGATTCTTCTTCAGTAGTTTCTGATTCTGTTGCTTCGTCTTCGATTTCAACAACTTCGTCTACTTGTTCGTCTTTAGACTCATCTGAAGTTTCTTTAACTTCTTCATCTTTAGATTCTTCAGTTTCTTTTACTTCTTCATCTTTAGATTCTTCAGTTTCTTTAACTTCTTCGTCTTTTGATTCAGCAGTAACTTCTTCGTCTGCTAGATTCTCGTAGATATCTCTTGATTTTTCTACTACGATTTCGTGGAATAAAGCCTCTGCTTTATCGTTTTCTTCGTTTATTAGCAACTCTAATAACGATTCAAATTTATTGTTTGACATTTTACACGTGCTCCTTGGTTTAGTGTCGATTTGTACTTATAAGTGTTTGTATTTACTGCAAAGGTGCAAAAACGGTGGCGTAACTGGTGCGAAAAGGTGTATTTTCCTAGATTTAAATCTGTAAGTCAAATTTTGACACAAATTCCTCGGTTGCAGGATGTTGCATGTTGTCTGATCTGTCTAAGTCTTTGGGTTTGAACCATCCGTTGGGTATCACACGGTGGAAGTTCACATCCTTGAAGTCCTGTAGGCAACGCTTGGTCTGGTTCATCCAGTTGCCGTAGAAAGTTGCTTCATCATTATGCTTTTTATAATTGCGTGTGTCACCAAAAACATTGTTCAATTTGTATCTGTTGTTCTTGCTGTCTTCTTTCAGACCTTGGTAGTCAAATCCTAGTATGTAGATCTCTTTGAATCCATGATCACAGGCCAGTTTAAGTGCTGTTGGTCCACTTGACCACCCAAGACTTGGTTTGGACCATGTCACATGGTCTAATAATTTCTGGTGTTTTTCGTATTGTTTGTTGAAATTGGAATACACTTTATTATGCATGACATAATCGGTCTCTGCGATCTCCAGCATCATCTTTGGATCTACTGCCACTAACCAATGCGGTTGATGTGTCCTGTATACGGCATTACATGCATACACAGTGCCTTTTTCCTTAAGTTTATTGATGTCGATGCCCTTACGTGATTCGCCATTCCCCAATACGAATGCCACTTCCGCCATTTTATAATGCTAAATCGTCTGTTGGAGCAGATTGTCCATACATCTTCTGTGTGAACTTTGCTTCTTCCTTTTGCTGTGCATCGTGGGCCTCGGATGCAAGTCTCATAGAGTTGATTTGTTTGAGGGTAAGTCTTGTTTTCCTTGTGTCTTCTGCGTCCAGAATTGAAATATCGTTCTCAGGCTCATAGGTTTTGTCTTGTTCAAATCCATCTGCGCCGTATGTGAAAAATTCATTCAGTTTCATAAACGTATTTAATCCTTATACCTGTCCACCACCACCTGTGCCGCCTGGTGTTTGTCCACCTGGGGTCTGCCCTGGCTGTCCCGGTCCTGGCGTTCCTGGTTCTGGTGCGTCTGGGTCTGCTGTTGGTTCTTCGAACTGATCAAGATCGCTTGTAATACCTGACTGTGTCACGCCACCGCCTCTAAGTTCATTTGATTTTGATTGTTTCTTCTGTGGAACATTGTTTTCCTCTGCCCATAGTTCGGCATTCCTTGCCATCTCTTCTTCAGAAAGTCCAAGATACCTCTTCAAAGCAAATCTTTTTGACATGTACGGTAGTTCTGCCACCTGTGTGAACGTCCCGACCCTGCTTTGGTCCATCTCTGTCTGCCTGTACTGTGCGAAGTTCTGTGGAGGATTCAGTTTTATCTCAAACATACTGTTGTCTATGTTGTAACCTTTATTTTTCACCCATAACTTGAATTCGCTGTCAAAGGTTTCAGCCAACATTGACTGCAATCTTGAACAGTATTTGTTGAATCTTAATTCTTGTATGTAGGCTGTTCCTACCCTACCGTCATTGTACTGTTGTCCACCGTCTTCTGCACCTGTTGGTAGATAAGAACTTGGAATTCTCAATCCTCTGAACAGTTTGTTTGTGAAAAATCTCAAGTCATCTATCTCACCAAGGTTAGTTCCTCCCGGCAGTGTGTCAACTTTTGATCCTCTTCCTTCTGCTGTCTGTGGGAAGAAGTAATCTTCATTGATACTCATTGGGTTGTACGTTGCATCAATGAAGTTCGCTCCACCTGATGCACTTGGAATTCTTCTCTGGTTGATCTCGTTCTTGACTCTCTCAACGAACTGCATCGCCAAGTGTGTGGGCATGTTACCCACGTCTATGTAGAACACTCTTCTTTCAGGTGCTCTCTGTACCCTGTAGATTATGATTGCGTCTTCTAATAATTCTTTTTGTTTGTAAACTTTGAAAACCTGTTCCAACACTGACTGTCCAAATGGGAATAGGTTGTCTAAGCCATCTGACATACTCATGTGTATCACGTGTTCTGCATTGATGTTGTACGCATTCATTGTCTTGTAGAATCTTCCACCTGCGTTACCGCCAGCGAAACCTGACATGTTATTTGTGGCACCTGCGTTTGCATAACTTGATCCGTATGCCGCTGTACCACCACCTGTTGTTCCACCGCCACCGTATGTTTGGTTGGGTGTGATCTGTGTTGCTGATAATCTCTGTAGGTTAGGGTTGATGTCCCTGATCACATACTGCTCAGGTTTCTTGCCCTCAGACTCATTTACTACGATCCTGTCAACTTTGGCGTTGTCGATGTACAACCATTTGTTCGTTTCTGGATCTCTCACGAAGAAACAATCTCCGTACTTCAATGCGTTTCTGAATATTCTAAAAATTCTCTTGTTAAACTGATTTGATTTTGTCCATTGTTGTAAAGCCTTCTTGAGAAGTTTCACTTCATGCTCTGTGGTCTCATCTTTGAACACAAGGTCAAACGGAGTTTCGTTCTCTGTGTTCTTTTGTGTTGAAAATTCTGCCAGGATGTCCAGTGCCGCGTTTATCTCACTGTCTGAATCCATTTGGTCATACTGGAAGTATCTCTGTATCCTGTTGGGGTGTCCCGTGTACACGTCCGGCAAGTAAGAACTGTAGTTCCTCTTGGCGAAGTTGGGCACCTTCTCACCTGATATAGGAGAAAGGTTTGCGTCTTTAAAATATTTTTTCCAAGCCATGTTTATATTATACTAGACTTCCTGACAAGTTTGCAAGATTATTATTGGTGTTTTTGGTATTCTTTTCTGTCATAGTACCTATCGTTACTAGCGTATTTAAGTGCATTGCCAACTTTTTGTTCAAATCTATGAGTTCTGTTGTGTTTGCATTCAATGTTGTCATGTCCATGGACGTGGTGTTGTTGGTCTCTGTAGCCGTCGTATGCATTACCGGTGCGTCGATTCGGCTTATGTCACGACCAAGTAACTTGGCCAACTCGCCAACATTGTTTTTGGGTAGCACCATCTCTGATCCGTGCAGTGTTGCCCGTGTTCCAGAACCGAATTCTTGGAATCCCTTAGTACCGTAATTGGCTGACAGTCCCATTCCGCCATCTTTTACATATTGTCCAGATCCTATATCATCATTATCTTGTACTGGCTTTTTGTCATTGTCACCATTGGTCAGCCCAAAAATTCTTTCCATGCTGGAGACCATTTCTGCAGTGGTCTGTCCACCGTCCTCGTTGAAGGATCTCAGTA